TTCAGAAAGTTGTTCTTTATTATATTGTTCTATTAATTTATCTAAATTTTTAGGAAGTTCTATTTCATAACTCATCTAATATATAATATTATATTATATTATTAAATCAATTTTATATCATTTTTATTTAATTATTGTTTATTAAAATTAATTTTAATTCTTCAAACAAATTTTTTTTTTTTTTAAATAATTTTTTTTCATTTTTATATTCATATATATTTATAGAATATACTTCACATAATTCTTGTAATTTATCTAATTTATAATTTTTTAATTTATTTATTTCCTTATATTCATTATTTGTTAATTCTTTTTTATTATTAAATATTAATCTATTATCTATACTAAAATATTCTAATATTTTTTTTATATCATAATCTTCAAATATATTATATATTTTATCGTCTAATACTATGTAAATTGGAATAAATTTATTATTATTTGTTTCAACTAATAAAATACTTGAAATATTATTATTATAAGAATCTACAAATCTATATTTCTTATTTTTAAATATTATAATATTTAATTCCAAATAAAAAGATATATATTTATATATATTTTCATCACATGGTTCATTATTTATTAACTTCGAATATATATTATTTCTTTCAAATTTTAATTTATTAGGAAAATTTTTATATAATTTTTTTTGTAATAAATCATTTGCCAATTTTCTACGGAAAATATCTATATTTGTTTTTATTTCATATTTTGGACTATTATATAAATTAATATCAATTATTCTTAATATTGCTTCTAAAATATAATAACTAGTTTGTTTATTTAAATTATTATTTAAATTATTAATAAAATTACATATTTTATCATAATTCATTATTATATATTTATTTAGTATTATATTTCTATATCACTTATTTATTTTAGCATAAACTCATTTTTATCTATATAATATATCAAATTCTCTAACTCTTTTAATATAATTTCTGATAATGTATTTAAATTTACAAATACTCCATTATTATTTTTCATTATTTTAACTTTATCTTTTTTAATTATTTTATATATTTCTATATTTTGATCCATAGTTAAATTTAATGAATTTATTTTTGATATTAATGAATTTATTCTATCCATTTATATATTTATTTATTTATTTATTAATTTTTAAATAAATAAATTAGAAATTTAAAAAAAAAATATAAAATATTATTTTTGTTCGCATAATAATACAAATATTTTTAAATATTTCCATATAGTATTTTTATTTTCATCAGTCAATGTTTTCCATATATTTATTAAATCTAATTTATCTTCAAATAAATGCATTTGAAAAATTTTTATTACGTATTCTTTATGATTATTTATATCATTTTTATGATTATATAAATTGTTATAAAATAAATTAATAATCATACTATTATCTATCTGTATTCCTAATTTAATTTTATTTATATATTTTGTTACTTTTTTTTTTATTTTAATATTATCTACTATTGAATGTAAATAATTAAAATATGCTATCACTTGAGTATTAAAAATATTAATATTTTCCTCTGTTGCAAGTAACATTTATTTAATATTATATTTATAATTTTAAATATATTTAATGCGTATAATTTATAATTATTTTATTTATAAATAATACATATGGAACTATTATTAATTTATAGTGATAAATGTAAAAATTCACAAATAATTAAAAATTATAAAATATTTAATGAAATAGATAAATTAAATATTGATAATAAAAATGAATTAAAACAATTACCCAAATATGTTAAAACAGTTCCAACATTAATTATAAAAAAAAATGATAATTTAAGTATTTTAAAAGATAAAAATTTATTACAATGGATGCAATTTAATTCTAATAATATACAAGCTACATATAATAATACTAATGAAAAAAAATGTGAAGTAAATGAATGTAATACTTTAGTTAACGATAAATTTTCTTCCGATTTTTCTTTTATTGATTCAAAATCAGATAATTTATTAGAAAATTTTTATAGTAGTATTGATTCAACTGTAAGTATAAATACACCAAATACTGAAAATACAAGACAAAATAAATCATTAGACAATGATTATGAAAAATTAATGCAAGAAAGAAATAAAGAATTCAAATCTATTGAAAGACATTAATTATAAACTATTAATAAATTCTTTTATATTTTTAACTATTATATTATCTTGTTTACTATAATCTTTATCTATATAATATTTTTTAAACCATTTTGCATATATTTCTAATTGAATTATAGTTATATCTGCTATAAATAATGGAAGTAATGGTAATGAATGACTTAACATCATATCAGTTAAGCTTTCTAATTCTGTTCTATTTGGTATCCATAAACCCATAGGATCAGTAGGATTCATCCAATTAGGTGGTGTTCTTATATGGAAATTTTCATTAGGACCTAAAGGCATCCAAACTATAGAAGAAGTCCAAGTAGGTTCTAAAGGATTTGGAAAATATTTTCTTTGAAACCATAAAAATGTTAAAAATTCTCTTCCATTTGCTGTTATTAATTGATCTAAACGTCTTTGAAGAGCATTTTGTTTATATGTTTTTTTTATTTTAATATTTTGTTTTCCTGTAATATCTTTTTTAATTTCTTGCTCTCTTTTTAATGCAGCTTCTTTTTCAGGACCATCTGGCATATTTTCACTACCTTTACCTCTAGGTTTATTTACTGGTGGTCCTTCTACTTTTTTTTCACCACCAAATTTTTTATTACATGAATTATATAAATTTAAATATATTAATATTAATATTAAACATATAAAAAAAAATATGTGTTTCATTAAATATATTATAAACACATATTATAATTTTTTATTTCCTATTTTTACTTTTTAATTTTCTTCTTTTTTTATATCTGTTTCTATATCTGTTTCTATATCTGTTTCTATATCTGTTTCTGTATTTGTTTCTGTATCTGTTTCTGTATCTGTATCTATATTAAAATATTTTGTATCTTCATTTAAATTTAATAAATCATTCATTTTAATATTTGTTAAAGTATTTATAGAACATATAAAACCTAACATAATTAATATAGCTATTTCAATATTATAAGTAGATGTGTAAAATATAACAATTAATATTAATAATTTAATAAAATAATTATCAAAAAATACAATTAATTCATTATTTAATTTAAACGAAACAAATATAATATAATATATTAATAAACATTTTATTAAAATTGTAAAAGTATTATTTTTAAATAACAATTCTAAAATATTATTTATTTTTTCAAACATATATTAATATATTATATTTTATTTTATTTTTCCCACAAATTATATATTATATACATATAATTATTTTAATTTTTTTTTTACTCTTAAATCATTTGATTTGCATTTTCTACAATGAATAGCTTGTATATTTAATCTAGCATAACATCTACGACATATCATTTTATTACATTTACTTTTTTCTGCTAAATTTTTTGAATAGGGATCAATCATATAAGTTGTATTATATATTTATTTATATATTATATATTTATTTATATATATTATTTATTTATTTATATTATTTATTTATTTATATTATTTATTTTTTCTATTTTTTTGTTTTTGTTATTTTTGAAACCTCTTTATATTCTCTATTATCATATAAAAATTTTACAATTTCTTTTGTTTTTTGTTCGTCCCCAAAATATGCATTAAATAAATTTATTAATGTTTTTTTAGATAAACTTTTATATACTTTTGTTTTATTATATTTTATTTTACCACCACCCATTTGTGGATTTACATTAATAAAATCAATCTCTTTTTTCTCCATAAATGGTGCTAATGCAGTTTTTGTTTTTTTTAATTTATCTGTTATTGTTTTTTTTACCTCATTTATTTTTACCAAATCACTTTCATATTTTACACACATATTTACTAATTTTTTCATTACAGTTATATCATCTTCACATCCACTAATTGTATTATTTATAGTAGTGTCATTTTCACTATCTGTTGATAAATCATTTATTGAATTTATATTATTATATTCTATTTCTTCACTATCTGTTTCTGTTTCAGAATGATTCATATTAATTTATAATAATTTATTATTAATTTTATTTTAAATAATTTATTTTTATTTAGAATATGCTACATTACCCATACCCTTATCTATTTTTAATATATTATAATTTATAGCATATATTCTTATATTACATTTTCTTTGTAATTCTACTGATTCTTTAGTTAATGTAAATATTAATTGTGAAGTATCTACTTTTGAAAAATTACAACTTCCTGATGGTTGGTGATCTTCAGGATATAATGCAAAAGAATATATATTTATTCCTGTACTTGGAATATTTGTATGATGTTGATATGGTTGTAAAAAATTAAAATATTTACCATCACGTAAAGAAAAACGATCGTGACCGTTTATTTGTATTTTACCTGTTAATATTGGAGATTTTCCTTTATCAAATAATATTAAATTACTTGAACCTGCTCCTAAGGTTTCTGAATGTATAGAAGATGTTAAAATATTATGAAAACCTGTATTTGATAAAGCAGAGATATTTGAACCTTGACCGCTTGTAGGTGCTATTAATGTGTTTGAATTATCATCTGTTATAATTGAACCATTATTTGTTATAGGTAATCCCCATGATATATTATTTGAATTACCACCAGTCATTCCACCACCCATAGGATCGTTAGGTGTACCACTAAAATATGTAGTATCAATACTATCGGTATAATTATAAAATTGTGGTCCACCTAAATTATTTGTGTAAGTTAAATCTATATTTGAAATTGGCTGAACTACCCAAACTAATTCTTTAATAGGATGATTAAAATTCATTTTTATTTTATTTGTTTGTGTATTTAATATTTCTTGACCGTTAAATTGTAATTGTTCTATTAAATATTCATGACTATTTTGAGCGAATGTTCTTCTTTCTTCGGTATCTAAATATATATAATCTACAAATAATGAAGCATTTACTAATGAAGGTGGTGTTAATTTATATTTACCTGTAGCCCAACAACAAGAATTGTGTTCATTTAATTCTACTATTATTTTAACTTCATTATATTGTAATGCTATTAATGGTAATGCTAATCCTGGATTTTTACAAAACCAAAATTGTAAAGGAATATATAATGTAGTTTCAGGAATAGTTGAACTTGCTTTATCAGCATTACTATTACCCTGAATTACTTGTGTTAATCTAGGAACATTACCTACCATATTAGCATAACCATTTTGTTTACCAGATTTTTGTGATAATTCATTCCAAATATGTAACCATTCACCATAATGTTCATCAATTACTTGTCCCCCTATTTCAATATATAATTTTTTTATAATATTATGACCTAACCAATTTAACCATCTAAATTTATTAGAAGAACTAGTTTCACAATCTATTTTAGGTAATTGAATTGATAAATACATTTTATAAATTAAATCCCCATTTTTTGATATTATACAATTTAATTTACGTCCAAAATCTACAGTTCCATTAAAATGTTGTTCTATTGATTCCATTGAAAAATTTGTGTGTTGTTTATGAACCATTTTAAAAAATGTTATTTGAGGATTTCCTGTTAAAAATACATCTTGTTGTCCTTTTACTACTAATTGCATTAAACCTCCTCCCATATCTATATTTATTTATATATAAAAAAATATGCTTAAATATATTTTATTATATATAAATAAATAAAAATATCAATAATATATATTATTCAATGAACACATCTTTTAATTATAAAAAAAAAACAAGAAAAACTACAAAAAATACAAATACATTAGATTATTTACATAATAAAAAAATTGAATTAATTAATAATAAAAAAAAAAATTTAAAAACATATAAAAAAGATTTAGAAAACGTTCAAAAAAAATATAATAATATTTGTTCTAAAAAAAATCTTACTGAATCTGAATTAGATGAAAAATTTAATTTATACGACCAAATTAACAATTTAAAAAAATCTATTGAATTTATAGAAGATAATAAAGAAGAAGATGAATACCTTTTAAATGTAGGTAATATTTTATTTGAATATTATAATAACGATACTTTCTCTGATATATATAATAAAAATACTCAAACAAATGAAATAAACCCTATAAATACTACATCTAATTCTTTATTAAATTATTTTGATAAAAAATGTGTCGTTAATAATGTTTCTACTAAAGGGCAATTATTGGATGATTATCTTAATATTATTGATAATACACATGAATCAAAAAAAAATAAAATTATTGATGAAAATATTTGTAGTAAATGTAATAATAAAATTAATATTAATTATATTGAAGGTATATCTATTTGTATTCATTGTGGGGAACAATATAATATATTAATTGATTCAGATAAACCTAATTATAAAGAACCTACATATGAATCTAATTATTTTGCTTATAAAAGAATTAATCATTTTAATGAATGGTTATCTCAATTTCAAGCAAAAGAAAGTACAGATATTTCAAGTGAAATTATTGAAAAAATTTTATTAGAATTAAAAAAAGAACGTATTTTAAATGTTGCTAATATTACAAATAATAAAATCAGAGAAATTCTTAAAAAATTAAAATTAAATAAATTTTATGAACATATACCTTATATTATTAATAAAATTAATGGTAAACCACCACCAACTATTACAAAAGAAATGGAAGAAAAATTAAGATTTATGTTTAAAGAAATACAAACACCTTTCGAAAAACATTGTCCAAAAAATAGAAAAAATTTTTTGTCTTATTCTTATGTTATTCATAAATTTATTCAATTATTAGATATGGATGAATATTTAATTCATTTTCCATTATTAAAAAGTAGAGAAAAATTATATCAACAAGATAAAATTTGGAAAAATATTTGTAAAGAATTAAATTGGGAATTTATTAATAGTATTTAGTTAACAATTAAATTTACCAAATTCCGAAAAATCATCGTTATTAAATGGCTCTAAATAATTTGAATTATTTAAATTTAATTTTAAATCATCAAATTGAGTCTTTTTTTTTGTTTTAACTTCATCTCCTTCACACATATTTTCCCATGCTCGTGTACCTTTTATTTTTGTTGTTTCCTCTTCCTCTATTATTTCTTCATCTTCTATATCTTCATCTTCACGAATCATACCAGTATTTTCTACACCATCTAAAATTTGCCTATTATTATTTATTTTTTTATTATTTATTTCTTCATCCATTAATCTCATTATAAATGTATTATTTTCTTGTTGATTTAATTCTATATCATCCTCTTCAGGTCTTTCTCTTATTTCACCAAAAGTATTTTCTTCCTCTTCTTTATTTTTTTTTAAATTTCTTCGCATACTTTCTAATTCATTTGATATTGTATCAATTTTTTCTTGTTCTTGTTTTATTTCTTGATTTATATTTTCTATATTATTTTCCTCACCTCCATATAATTTTTTTATAGGTTTGTATATACATTTATTATTACACAATAAATATATAATTATAAATAATAATAAACAAATAATTATTATACATATATTTAATTTACTCATTATATTATATTATAATATAATATTATATTTATTTATAACTTATTATTCACTTTAATTTACTTTGATTTACTTTTATTTTTACACGGTTTTATTTAATATTTAATATATTATATTATTATAATGAGTAATATTCAATTAAAAAAATTTGATATGTCCTCTATTAAACCTGATAAAGTTATTGTTCTTATTGGTAAACGTGAAACAGGAAAATCATTTTTATGTAAAGATTTATTGTATTATCATAAAAATATACCTGTTGGTAATGTTATTTCTGCTACCGAAAGTGCTAATTGTTTTTATGGAAATATTATTCCCAGTATTTTTATTCATGATGAATATACACCTGAAACTATCGAAAATTTTTTAAAACGACAAAAAACTGTAAAAAAACACATGAAAGATGAATTAGAAAAACACGGTCATACCTCAATTAATCCTAATGCATTTCTTATTTTAGACGATTGTTTATATGATGCAAGTTGGGCTAAAGATAAAAATATTAAATCATGTTTTATGAATGGTCGACATTGGCATATTTTATTTATTATTACTATGCAATATCCACTTGGTATACCACCTAATTTAAGAACTAATATTGATTATGTTTTTATTTTACGAGAAAATATTGTTTCTAATAGAAAACGTATATATGATAATTATGCAGGTATGTTTCCTACTTTTGAAGTTTTTAATCAAGTTATGGATCAATGTACCGAAAATTTTGAATGTTTAGTTATAAATAATAATGCCAAAAGTAATAAATTAAGTGATCAAGTTTTTTGGTATAAAGCCAGTGATCATCCAACTTTCAGAATTGGTGCATCCGCATTATGGCTTCATCATAAAAAATTCTATAATCCAGAACATGATGACACAAATGATTTTAAAAATACAAAAAAAAGTTTTCAAAAAATTAATGTAAAAAAAATTAAAAAATAATCTTATTAATTTTTAAATTATTTTATAACATATTATATGAATATACAACGTTATAATCTTGATAACAATTATATTACTAATTTAGAAAGTCATTTAAATAATTTAAGTCTTAATTCAAATAGTATTATTTCAGATCTTAATAAATTAGAAGAACTTTTATTAGAAATTCATACATATAATAATAATGGACTCGATGTTTCTAATATTATCAATTTAATTAATACACATAATAATCATCTTAAATTATGTCTTAATGAAGTTTATATAAATATTAAAAAAATTGATGATAAATTTTTAGAAGATACTAAAGAATTAAATAATAAAACAAATACAATTATTAAAAAAAATGATGATAATAACGAATCTACATGTTGTTTTTGTTTCAAACTTTAACTATCTATATATCATCAATTTTATTATCTATATTTATTCT